CGAGTTTTGAAGATGGACAAGATGACAGGTAACGCGGATGCTGATTTTTGGAACACGGCTGATTTTCTTGTCGATCAGATTGCACGAAAGGTTGTTGATGATCTCTAACCCCTGAGTTAAGCAGCGCCGAAGGTCGGCTTGAGTGAAGTGTTAGGCGTCTTGTTGAACGGAGAGGAAACGATGGAATACACAGCAAAGCTACCGACCGAGGTTGGCCTATACCGGCACCGCTGGGACTTTCGCGGCCAAATGCGCGAACAAGTGCTGCTTGTTGGCTACACCAACGCGCGAGCGCCGAGACTGCAAGGCAGCGAGCCGAACGCCTACATGCCGCGCAAGCTGAAGTGCTGCAAGCCTGACGAACACTTGCACGCAGACCGCCTGACCCCGAAAGAATGGGGCGGATGGTGGGCGCGCATTGAGACGCCTAACGCAAAATTAACCGGCCTTGCGCCAGAAGGAGATAAATCATGAGCACAGTGCCTATTGCGCAAGGTCTGGTTGAATGCCGGGTTATGCAACACACCCCGGGGCCGTGGAGAGTTGAGCGACAAAACCCTAGCCCGACCACAGGTGAGTGGATGATCTCGGGGGCCAAGCCCGGATATTTGGCCGAAGTGCGCGACTGTGGGAGTGGGGATGTAGCAGCAAATGCAAAGCTGATTGCCGCTGCACCAGATTTGCTAGCTGCGATTGAAGCAATGCGCGTTGCTGGTGGTGCCGCTGAATTTCAAGCAGCGTTCGATAAAGCGAAAAAGCTGGCAATGGTGCATAACACAAACTAGCCACCAAAATTAACGCAACAACAAATACTGAGGCATAAAATGAAAATCCCAGAATGGCAAAAGCCAGATAACGTAAAAGACGCAAAGCCCTGTAATATCAACCTGCTGCCAGAGGACAAGGAGCGGCTGAGAATCGCTGGTCACGGAAGCATTGCCCAGGGCGTTCGCGTGGTATTGGCAGCCTACAAGGAGACTGGCAAGTGAGCAGCCCGATTTTTTGGACACCGGACAAGGACAGGTTTATTTATGAGCACTACCCTGACGGCGGAGCTAGTGCCGTCGTGCCTCATCTTGAAGGAGTATCCCATGGCCGGATAAAAAACAGGGCAGGGGTGCTCGGCGTCAAGATGACCGAGAAGGCCAAGCGTGCCGCGCATAGTGCATCAGTGCATCGAGTAGGACAGCCATCTGATACGATGAGCAGACTACTGGCGGCGAGGTGGTGAGGTGGGACAGCACGCGAGACTGTACAAGACAAAGGCATGGTATCGACTACGTCATGCGCAGCTACAGGCAGAGCCACTATGCAGGATGTGTAAGCAGCTAGGCAGAGTGACAGCGGCCAATGTCATTGACCACATTAAGCCGCACCGTGGTAACCTTGAGCTGTTCCATGATCCAGCCAACATTCAGGCTTTATGTAAACCCTGTCATGATGGAGCAAAGCAGGCACAGGAACGTACAGGACAGCTAAGAGGTGGCAATACGGAAGGCCGACCTATCGACCCGAACCATCATTGGAATAATGAAGTGCAATCATGCCAAGAGCAGTCGCAGCTTTGGTCAGCAAGGTCTTGATTTTGCTGTGGTTATGTAGCGGGGGCTACCGGAAAACTCAAAAAGCACTCTTTTTTAAGACCGGTGTGGTTCCTTCGATTTATTGCTAACTCTCAAAACTCAAGGCATATTGTTATAACATAACATTCCCGCGCGCGAGGAAACCATGACAGCAAAGCGTACAAGATCAGATTCAGCAGCCGGAGCCGTGCGTGCCATGTCGTCAGCAGTGGCAGGAGCCATTGAGCCGCCTGCTCATATTCACTTGCGAGATGGTGACCTTCCGTTCTGGGAGTCCATCGTCACGGCAAGAGCCAGACACAACTGGGACACGGCAGACCTTGAGATCGCTGCCAACCTCGCGCGATGCAAGGCAGACATTGAGCGCCTACAAGTTGAGATTGATGGTGAGGGCGACATCATCGACAATCAACGCGGCACCCCAATCGTCAACCCTAAGCACAGCCTATTGGAAACCCTAAGCCGGCGCGCAGTCGCACTGTCCCGCATGATTCACATTCACGCAGAGGCGAAGGTCGGCAAAGCAAAGGAGCAAGGCAAGGGGCTGGCAAAAGAGAAAGAGGCGCGAGAGGCATTGGAAGGGAAAGGCTCGTTGATCGCTATGCCACCGCGAGCTGACCAACACTAATGACCAGAGGCGAAAAGGTCATCGCATTTATTCAGGGCTTCTGCGTCTCGCCTGAAGGAAAGCACGTTGGCCAGCCGATGGTGCTGGCTGACTTCCAAAAGAAGTTCCTGCTAGACGTATACGACAACCCTGCCGGCACCCGGAGAGCGTACCTGTCAGTCAGTCGCAAGAACGGCAAGACTGGGCTGATCGCCGGCATCTTACTGGCGCATCTTGTAGGGCCAGAGGCAAAGCAAAACAGCCAGCTTGTATCAGGGGCCATGAGTCGCGAGCAGGCGGCGCTAGTGTTCGGGCTGGCATCGAAGATGGTGATGATGAATCCGGCGCTGTCCGGCATCGTCAAGATAGTGCCAAGCTCAAAGAGGCTGATTGGCCTGCCGATGAACACGGAGTACAAGGCGCTTGCCGCTGAAGGCAAGACGGCGCATGGTTTGAGTCCGATCCTAGCAATCCTGGATGAGGTGGGTCAGGTGCGTGGGCCTAAGTCTGCATTCGTTGAGGCTATTACTACCAGTCAAGGCGCACACGCTAACCCATTACTGATAGCTATTAGCACGCAAGCATCGGATGATGCTGACCTGTTCAGTGTATGGCTCGACGATGCCAGGGAATCGAATGACCCGCGTATCGTGAGCCACGTGTACGAGGCACCCGAAGAAGCCGACCTGATGGATGAGTCAGGATGGAAGGCATCGAATCCGGCACTGGGGATTTTCAGAGACTACGACGATCTTGCAGAGCAGGCCAAGCAAGCCGTCCGTATGCCATCGGCTGAATCTGGGTTCCGTAACCTATGCCTTAACCAAAGAATCTCCACCTTCTCCCCGTTCGTATCAAAGAACGTGTGGCTAGAGAACGCTGGCGACCCCGGCGAGATGGAGGGATTCGAGTTGTACGGCGGCCTTGATTTGTCGGCACGTACCGACTTGACGGCATTGGTACTTGTCGGGATACGTGATAACATAACAAAAGTGTGGCCGTTCTTTTGGACTCCCGAAGGTGGTTTACGTGACAGATCAGACCGTGATCGACAGCCGTATGATGTCTGGGTTAAGCAGGGATTCCTGCGAACGACTCCGGGCAATACGGTCGGTTATGATTTTGTGGCGCGAGACATTGCCAGCATCATTGGCTCAAATGACATCAAGGGCATCGCGTTCGATAGATGGCGAATTGACGTTATGCGCAAGGACTGCGAGCGAGACGGCATCAGCCTACCGCTTGTTGAGTTCGGCCAAGGGTTCAAAGACATGGCACCGGCCATTGATGTGCTGGAGGAAGCTCTTTTGAATTGCTCACTACAGCATGGAGGGCACCCTGTACTGACGATGTGTGCGGCCAATGCGGTAGTGATTAAAGACCCCGCTGGCAACCGCAAGCTCGACAAGCAAAAGGCGACAGGCCGCATAGACGGCATGGTTGCTCTAGCGATGGCGCTCGGGGCCGCACAAAAAACAATCGAGGATGTTGGCGATTTTTCCAGCTTCCTAGCTCGACCACTGGGACGGTAGCCTATGAATTTTTGGCAAAATATGTGGGCACCGATTGGCCGGATGTTCGGCAGTCAAAAGACCGGCCAGCAACTCACCGGCCCCGGCGGATACGCTGAGGCATCGGCAACACCCGTCACAGCAGACACGGCACTACAGCTCTCGGCTGTCTGGGCGTGCGTCCGCATCATCAGCCAGACTATCGCATCTCTCCCCCTCGAAGTATTCGCACGCAGCGCAAAGGGACGGTCGGTTGATGAGTCGCATTGGTTCGCCATGCTCATGGCCTTCAAGCCTAATCGCTACCAGACGCGCTACGAGTTCATTGAATATCAGGTTGCAAGCCTGGTGCTGCACGGCAACTGCTACGCCAAGCTGACACGAGCAGGCGGGAAGATCCGCTCGATGATGCCGATGGCGGCGCAGCAGGTAGAGGTTCAGCTCCTAGCTGATGGCTCGGTCGTGTACCTGTATACCTTCGATGGCGGGGCAGAAGTGTTGGCCGCTGATTCAGTCTGGCACGTTCGCATGAATGGTGATTGGCTTGTCGGTCGGTCGCCACTTGAGTTTGGGCGCAATATCTTCGGCATCGCACAGGCCGCAGAGTCAACGGTCAATAAAATATATCGCAACGGCGCGAAGCGTTCCGGCGTGCTGAGCATGGACAAGATTCTCACGGCAGCACAGCGTGAGGAATTACGGGCCGCGTATCAAGGTCAGTTCGACCAGATTGTCAGCGGCGAAGATCGGCGCGTGATTGTGCTGGAAGGCGGCATGAAGTTTGAGCCGGTCAGCATGACCCCAGAAGATATTGAATTGCTGGCATCGCGCAAGTTTCAGATTGACGAGATATGCCGATGGTTCGGCGTGCCTGCCATCCTTGTGAACCAAAACGAGGGCAGCACAACGCTCGGCAGTTCAACCGCTGAGATCATTCAGGCGTTCTACAAGCTGAACCTACGGCCATATCTTGAAGCCATCGAAGCAAGTATGCAGGTGCATCTGCTCGGACAGGATGAGTCGCGCAGGTATGAGGTGGCATTTGATTTTGAGGCGTTGCTACGTGCCTCGTTCAAAGAGCGTATCGAGATGTGGGACAAGGCCATCAAGGGCGGCATCATGACACCGAACGAGGCTCGCGGCCAAGAGTGGATGCCAGAGTTAGCAGGCGGCGACAAGTTATTTATTCAAGGCGCGATGGTGCCGATTGATACAGTTGGAGTACCGACTAATGGAAATTAAAAACCTCTCGCTTGATTCAGTACGGTTCAAGTTTGCAGACGATAAGCCCGGCGTGTTTAGTGGGTACGCGAGCGTATTCAATGGCGTAGACAGCTACGGCGATACCATCATGCCGGGCGCATACAAAGGCACACTAGAGGGTCGAGATAGGCCGATACAGTTGCGCTGGAACCATTGGGGGCCGGTCATTGGTAAGTGGCTATCCATTGAAGAAGATGAGATTGGCCTCAAGGTTACCGGCGAGCTAACACCGGGCCACTCTGTTGCCGATGATGCCTATGCCCTGTTAAAGCATGGCGCTGTCACGGGGATGAGCATTGGCTATCGCGTTAAGTCGGCAATGGATTTTCCAGAGGAAAACCGGCGAGAATTGAAAGAGATCGAATTGATTGAAATCAGCATTGTTGAGAATCCTGCCGACAATGCTGCACAAATATCAGGTGTGAAGTCGGCAATCAATGATGCCGAATCGCTAAAAGAAATTGAGTCTATCCTTCGTGATGTAGGACGATTCTCTCGGGCTGATGCAACGGCGCTTGTGGCGCGCATCAAGTCCCTGACTCACGGTGAGCGTGACGCGAAAAAAGACACAAGCGAACTTGTTTTGGCCATTCAGGCCGCAACGCAAAAGCTCACATTGAGGTAATACATCATGGAAATTGAATTGAAAGCCGCGCTAGACGCGCACGGCGCTGCAATCGAAACCGCCATCAAGAAGTTTGAAGGGCAGATTGGCGAACAGGGCAAGGCTCAGGCCGATGTCAGCGCAGAAGTAAAAGCCCTCGCGCAGAAGTTCGAGGACGCTGTAACTGAGATTACTCAGAAATCCGAAGCCGCTACCAAGTCCGACATCCTGGATTTGACTGCCGGAGCTGAGTTCATCAAGTCAGGTGCATTCAAAGCCTTGCAAGATGGCGGACAGAAGGCGCGTATCGAGGTTAAGAACACCGTCCTGTCTACCGGCACCACTGCATTCCCAATGCAGCGTCCGGGCACCATTGCCGGTAACTTCCTCCCGCTGACGGTTCGCCAGTTGATCCCGACCATTGCTGTCACTGGCAATGCCGTGAACTCTCTGCGTGAATTGTCATGGGTGAACAGCGCTGCCGAGGTGTCGGAAGGCGCAAGCAAGAACGAATCGGACATCACCTTTGAAAACTACGATGTGAACATTCGCACCGTGGCTCATTGGATTAAAGTGTCCAACCAGTTGCTTGCCGATGCACCGGCCATCGCTGCCTACATCGATACTCGTCTGCGTGATGGTCTCGCACAGCGCGTAGAGATGCAGATCATCAAGGGTGACGGCACTAGCCCTAACCTATCTGGCCTCACCAAGTCCGGCAATTACACAGCCTTCACTGCGACCTCTGGCGACAACTTGATCGACTCGATCAACAAAGCCAAGTATCAGATGTGGGCCACTGGCAATCTGCCTGACACCGTCATCGTCAACCCTGCCGACTGGGGCGCGATGGAGCGTGCGCGCGAAGGCGCTGGCACTGGCCAGTACCTTGCAGGCGCACCGGGCACGGAAAGTTTCATGTCTCCGTTCGGTGTGCGCGTGGTGCTGTCCAACCACGTTACTGCCGGTAACTTCATCATCGCAGCGCTTAATACGTCCACCACGATCTTCCAGCGTCAAGGCGCTGTGATTGAAATGGGCTACGTGAACGAGGACTTCACAAAGAACCTCGTGACCATCCGCGCTGAGGAACGTCTAGGCCTTGCAGTTGATCGCCCTGCAGGCGTTTACTACGGCGCGCATTAAGCTGTAGTTTAAGATGGGGGGCTTCGGCTCCCCATTTTTTTAAGGAGGATTTATGTCTGATTTAATTGATGTCGTGGCGCGTGATGTGATTCGCCACGATCAGTTAGGACTTATCAAGCAAGGCCAGCACTTCAAGGTTACGTCACGACAGCTCGCACAGTTGCAGGCATTGGGCGTGATTGATGTACCTGTCGAGGTGTATAACACCAAGGTCATTACCGGAAACCCTTTGTCGGGTCGTGGCGAGGATGCACCGTCGTCTGTCTCGCAAGCGGCCCAAGTCTCACCACAGACGACATCGAAACCGTCAAAGCGTGGCGGCAAGGCAGCAAAGACCGGCGAGTAATCGTCACGAATACTACGTTCAAGTCGGCACCGTGGGCAGATGTTTTGTTTGCGATGGATTTATGCTGGTGGGATGTGTATGCGACTGATGCGCGTAAGGAGTTCGGGGGGCAGTTGCATACCAGTTGCGCCGGTGCCGGAAAGAAACACGGCATCACAAGCATCGTTGTTGATGGTAAAGCGATGAAGCCTTACGCTAATTCCGGCGCTGGTGCGATAAACCTTGCACGGTATGCTGGGGCTGACCATGTGATATTGCTGGGTTACGATTGTCAGCACACAGGCGGCAAGGCGCACCACCATGGCGACCATCCGAAACGGCTAGGGAATGCGGCAAGGCCGGACGCATGGGTACGCAATTTTGAGTTACTTGCGGTAGACTTGAACGGACTGCCGGTTATCAATGCAACACGCGAGACGGCGCTAACGTGCTTCCCGCGAATGTTATTAGAGGATGCACTATGCTCCCGCTGATTGTGTCGTTTTACACGAACGACTGGGAATATCCGATACATGCCGTACCGAAGCGGGCGGATGTCGTGTGTTTTCATGGCCAGCCAAGGCCGTGGGACGTTGTGTTGCCGGCCAAACTGTTATGATATACTGTAACGAATCGAGGGCCGATTATGTTTAGAGTCATCAGAGTAACATCACCATCCGCTGAGCCTGTCAGCCTGAATGACGCTAAAGATCATTTGCGGGTGGATGGTACGGACGATAACACATTGATCTCACTAATCATCAGCGCGGCCCGCGATGCTGCCGAACGGTACTGCAATCGCGCATGGGCGGAGGCTACCTTCATCCAGTCTTTTGAACGATTCCCGATTGCTGGCCCTTTGCGCTTGATTGATATTGGCGCGAAGTCAGTTACCAGTATTGAATACATGGCAGACGATGGCACTATCGCCACGATTTCGGGGTCATCGCTTACCCTTGATTCAGACCTCGGCCTGATTGACTACGCGCTCGACTGGCCTGCCGGTACTCGCGTCAAGGTAACGTATGTTGCCGGCGCAAATGCAGACCAATCTGCACCAGAATACGTGCCAGAATCGGTCATCTTTGCCATAAAGTTGATGCTCACCGACTACTACGAGAACCGCAACGCGCAGCAATGGCAGCAGCTTTACGTTAACCCGACATCGGAGCGGCTATTGCACAGCTATCGTGTGGGGCTAGGCGTATGAAGTGGGTGCCGGGCGAGTTAGATCAGCGGATTAAGATCAGCCGCGAAGCCCTCACGACTGACGCAGGCGGAGGGCAGACAGTGGCGCTCTCCGTACTGACGACCGTCTGGGCCAAGGTTATCGCAAAATCAACCCGCGAGCGCGAGACAGCCGACCGACTTGATGCGTCTGGCTTGTATACCTTCATCATCCGCTATCGTGCGGACATTCGAGAAAACGACCGAATCACATGGGGCGGCAATGACTATAACGTGCGCGGCATTCCAAGAGAGGGCGGGCGAAAGCTCTACCTTGAGATAGATGCCGAGCGCGGGGTTGCGCTGTAATGGCACGTAATCGGGCAGCATCGGTTAAGCACGGCAAGCGTGGCGGCATAACTGTCTCGCTAACCGGACTGGATGAGCTAATCGAATTGCTCGGGGATGTTGCGCCACGTGAGGCAATCAATATTATGACCGCCACGATTGGTGGCGTAGCGCGAGGAATGCGAGACGAGATCAGCGAAGGCGCACCAAGCGACACGGGCACACTAAAGAAATCGGTATGGGCAGAAAAGAAGAAAGGTGACCGGAATACCGTGGTCTGGCACGTTAATATCGGCGGCGGCGGGCGAAAGTATGATGCGTGGTACTGGCGCTTCATTGAATACGGAACCGGCGCAAGTGCAAAAGGCGCACACGCCAGCCCTGAACGGCCTTTCGTTCGGCCTATTGTCATGAAATACAATGCAGACATGGACAATATCATCCGCGAGAAGTTCGGGGTTGCCTTCACAAAGGCAGTTCAGAAGAAGATGAAAAAGGCGGCGATGGCATGAGCTATGAGTGGTCGATACAGACAGCCGTATATTCCAGGCTAAAGGGAGACAGCGCCTTGATGGCGATGGTCAAGGGCGTATTCGATAGCGTCCCTCAAGTGATTGACGCAGGCGTTGCGGCTGATTATCCGTACATCACGTTGGGGGAGGATATTCATCTTGAGTGGGATACTGACACAGAGCAAGGCAGTGATTGCACCATCACGATTCACGTATGGAGCCGGTACCGTGGCCGCAAGGAAGTAAAGGAGATTCAGGGCCGTATCTTTGATATGCTACATCGTGCATCTTTCACAGTTACGGGTTACAATTTAGTGGATTGTTTCTGGATCCAATCCGACTCATTCATGGACGCAGATGGCCTCACTCGGCACGGTGTCCAGACTTTCAGAATCATCATCGAGGACTGACATCATGGCAGCAAGCTACGGGCGGAAAGTTACACTTCAGTGGGGCAGCACCACGATTCCGGGTGTACGCGAGAAGGGTTTAACCATCAATGGGGAAGCCGTCAACGTGACGTCGGACGATGACGACGGTATTCAAGCATTACTGTCGGAAGATGCTGAGCAGTCTCACGAGATCAGCTTATCTGGCGTGTCCAAGAGTTTCGCATTGCGTGAAGCCAAGGCCGCTGGCTTGATTCAGGAAATGGTCACGCTGACCTATCCAGACGGCTATGTCATCACCGGCACATTCAACCTCGGCAGCTATACCGAAGGCATCCCGTACAATGAGGCTGTGACGTTCGACGCTACACTGTCAAGCACCGGCCCTGTTACGCATACATCGCCAAGCATCTAAGGGGTTGCCATGGGACTGCCGTTCAAGTCGGTAACGCTACAGCACAACGGGAAGGATTATGTCGTTCAGCCCTCAGATGTTTGGGGGCTGATCGGCACAATCGAGACTGTCATCGGTCACACTAAGTTAGCAGTGGCCATCAATGACCGTGATATTCCGTTTACCAAAGTGGCGGGCGCGTATGCCGCTGCACTGAATTACGCAGGCGCGAAAGTTCAGCCGCATGAAGTGAGCATCGGCAGTGATGCCGGCGTGATTTTTCATCATGCACTGGCCTTGTTCGAGATATTAAACATGGCGTTCCAGCCTGCCGGAATTAGTGCACAGCCTAACGAGTCGGGGGAGTTGAAGCCGGTTGCACCGGCGAAGAAGAAACCCTCTGCAAAACAGCGTTCCAAGTCTGGACGGGATGGGGGCTAAGTCCGCGAGAGTTCTGGGCATCGCACCCCACAGAATTCTGGTGGATTGCGGAAGAAAGAAAACGGATTGCAGACAACACGCCCGGCCAGTATGGCTCGATGAGCAAGGCTGAAGTTGAGCAGATTTACAAAGATGAATACGGCGAGGACTGATCATGGCTGGAGCAGCACCTAATGTAGCAGCCGTGATTGGTGGAGATGTCTCTCCACTTGTATCAGCACTCGACCAAGGCAAGCAGGCGCTCGGCAAGTTCGGGAAGGATGTCGATGATAATGCGGCAACCCTTGCGAAGTGGGGCGCGGCAGCGGCGGGAGCAGCAGCACTAGCAGTGTCGGCACTCGTCAAAGCCCAGATCAATGTAGCGGACAGCACCAGTAAAGCGAGTAAGGCCGCTGGTATTTCCACTGAAAACTTCTCGAAATTATCTTACGCCATGAGCCTCGGGGTTGAGGGCGGCGGCGACTTATCCAAGACGCTGCTGTTTCTTAATAAGGCTATCGCATCCGGCGCTGACGAGTTCAAAGACTTAGGCGTTGAGACTAAAAACGCAGATGGCTCATTCAGGTCTGCCGATGCCGTACTAATGGACATCGCCGACTCAATGGCGATGATGGGCGATGGCGCACAGAAAGCAGAGATCGCTACTAAACTGCTCGGGAAAACAGGCGCTGACTGGGTGCCGATGCTTTCCGATGGCTCGAAAGGATTGCGCGCACTTGGCGATGAGGCGCAACGCGCCGGTCAGGTTATTGATGCGGAAACAGGAAAGGCAGCAGAGCAGTTTAATGACCAACTCACACGGCTAAAAGCACAGACAACAGTCCTTGGTAATGAGCTAATGAAGGGTTTGCTCCCTGCATTAACCTCAACAACGGATGCCTTGCTTGATGATAACAGCGCACTCAATTCAACTATCAAAACAGTGGCGGCAGCGGCTGGCGTTTATGCTGTTGTCACCATCGCACTAAATGCAAAAACAATCGCACTACGCGCAGCCGCAGCGGCTCAGGCGTTGTTTAATGTTGCGGCCAAGGCGAACCCCTACGCGCTCGCAGCAGCAGGCTTGACGGCGCTCGTTGGCGTGGTCATGGCCTATAACAAAGAAACGCCAGAGGCAGCAAAGAGGACGGATACCGTATCAACTTCTATGTCTCGATTCGAGGCGATAACCGTCAAGGCAACTGAAGCGATACGCGAGCAGAATATCGCGGCGGCTGGTATGACGCTGCCGAAAATTAAAGAAAAAATTGCAGACGTAAACAAAGAACTTGGAATGCTCAACACGTTGCAGCGGCGAGCAACAAAAGACTTTGAGCGCGGTGCCGTATCTGCCGGATTGGTCAAGTCGTACGATGAGCAGATCGCCCTGAAGAAAAAGCAGGTAGATGACTTGTCTGCATTGCTTGGCACAAAACAGGCAGCGCAAGACAAGAAGGACGGCATCAAAGACCCGAAGGCGGCTAAGGTTGAGAAAGCACAAGAGCTAGATTATCAGTACAGCGATGAAGCCATTATGTCATTCGTTGCGCTTGAAGGTGAGGCACAAGCCAAGTCAACCGAGGCTCAGCGGATTGCATCAATCGAAAAGCTGAACATCATCGGGGAGCAGTACGCCAGTGAAGAAGAAAAGCTAACGCTTAAACTTGAGACGGAAAACGCAGCGGTTGCGAACGCCCTCGCATTAAACGCCATCACCAAAGAACAGGCCGACCAGCTTGAACTTGAGAACCTGATGGGCTTTGAGTCTGCTAAATCAGAGATCGAAAAGCGCGAGGCAGACAAGCGCGTCAATCAAATGAAGGCGGAGGCTGCTGCAAAGAAGGCCGCAACAATGAAGATGCTTGGCGACCTGTCTACGTTAATGAATAGCGGCTCGCGTAAGATGTTCGAGATCGGCAAGGTTGCCGCTATATCATCCGCACTTATTTCCGCGAAGGAGTCAGTGGTTACCGCATACGCAGCAGGCTCAAAGATTGGCGGGCCGGTTGTCGGCGGCGCGTTCGCACTAGCCGCAGGGCTAGCACAGGCCGGAAATATCGCCAGCATTCGCGCCCAATCCTTCGGCGGTGGCGGTTCAGCAGGAGGTGGCGGTGCCATGTCTAATACGCAAGCAATCAACGCAGCATCAACGCCAGTACGTGCTGAAAACGAACAGACACAGCGCACGAATATAAATCTCACCGGCGACATATTTAGCCGTGACTCCGTTATCGGCCTGCTCAACGCAGCGCTCGGGGATGGTTACGTTTTAGGCGGGACATGATATGCCGGTAATTATTTCACCGAACATGGTTATAGGCGGCAGCAGCGGGACGATTCCACCGTTCCCGCTAACCCATGCGCGCATCGGATATAAGACTATTTGCACACGGCTTAACGTGATCGCCTCGTCTGAGTCGGCAGGCAATCCGGCAGAGGATGCCGTCAATCCGTTCACTAACGAATACTGGGCGCCAGTCACACTGCCAGCGACATGGACTTGCTCGCGCGCTAGTGCTGTCGATACGGACTACATCGGCATTGCAGGTCATACGCTCGGGACGTATGGCAACACAGTAAAGATTGAATACAGCACAGACGGCACCACATACGTTGAGTTGTATTCGTTCACGCCTACGGACAACACGCCTATCATGCTGATCTATGCCACCGTCACTGCATTGAATTGGCGGCTGACTGTATCTGGCGGAACCGGCATTCCTCGAATCGGTGTGATCTACATTGGTGAGTCTATGCAAATGCAGCGGCCAATCTACGGCGGTCATGCGCCACTAAAAATGAGCCGTAGCACAACCATCCTGAATCAGATGAGCGAGGCCGGACAGTTCACAGCGCGGTCAATAATTCGTAAAGGTGTCGAGACATCATACGAATGGAATAACCTGACAGCCGATTGGGTGCGTCAATACTTTGACCCGTTCGCAAAAGCAGCAAGGCGTGTACCGTTTTTTATCGCGTGGCGGCCAATTAGCTTTCCAGCAGAGACAGGTTTTGTGTGGACTAAATCAGACCTTATACCAGTTAATATGGGCGTTAAAAATTATATGTCTGTGAGCATGGAAGTCGCGGGGGTTGGTGATGATTGATGAAACCCTTGAGCCGTTCGAGTGGGTCGAGATCGACCAAGCATACTGTAATAAAGAGTACGCGGTAACGTGTAGCGCGTCTCTCGCCACTGGCGGCACTGAATGCTACAACACCCGCTCGTCATGTCAGGACTCGGCATCGTTCGGCCTCGCGACATTGACGCTACGATTCTGCAAGAGCCAAGCATTCCTCCCGCAAGATGGCAACTACTACATCCCGTCTTTAGTGAGTGTGTCCGTCAATGGCGGTTCAATCAATCCTATTGGGGCTAACAGCTCGTCTACGGCACTCGGGACTCGCGGCGGCATATCGGTTCAGTTTCAAGACCATCCGCACACAGACAAGCTCGTTGACCCTTATACAAATAATCGCATGAGCCGTGATGCAAATTACATCGCGACCGAGCGCGGCACATTCTGGACGAAGTGGAGAGCCAGAAACCAGTATTACCTTGGGCGCGCCTTGCGCTACTGTTCGGGGTTCATCAATTCTGCAGGGCAGGTTGTTGACATCACCACCCGAACATATTTTATCACAGCCTTCGATGGGCCAAACGGCGGAGGGTCGGTCGGCATTCAGGGTCGCGACGTGCTGTCGTTGTTCGAGGATGGGAAGGCTAAGGCTCCATTCGCGTCAACAGGTCGGCTACTGAACGATATTACAGTCAGTGATACATCGTTCACGCTGAACCCTGCTGGCATTGGCAATGACGAATATCCGGCATCCGGCACCATCCGCATAGGCCGCGAGTGCATGACGTTCACGCGCTCCGGAGATGTGATGACGGTCGTTCGCGGCACGAATAACACAAAGGCAGACGAGGCAAAAGCAGACGATACCGTGCAGCTTGCGCTTGTGTATGCGGCAAAGACTCCGATGTTCATCCTTGAGGACTTGATAAAGAACTTCGCAGCGATACCGGCGACTTATTTAGACCTCGGCCAGTGGTCGCAAGAACAAACTGACTACATGCCGCGACTGTATTCAGCAACTATCACAGAGCCAACCGGCGTGATGACGCTAGTGGCTGAGATGTGTCAGGAGATGTACTTCTACCCATTGTGGGATGAGCGCATTGCAAAGCTAAAAGTCAGGGCTGTGCGTCCGGCAGATGGCGATGTCATTTATTCGCTGGATGATTTCGCTAATCTAATCGAGGACGCAACGACCGTATCCGATTTGCCAGACCAACTCATCACGCAGGTCTGGGTATACTTCGGCCTCATCAATCCGGCAGAGTCGGCAAGCGAACCAAAGAACTTCGCAGTACGTGAGATCATCGCCAGCGATGAGGGGTTGCCAGACCGGCACAACGGCGAGCGAATCAAGCAGATATTCTGCCGCTGGATTTCGTCGATCAATGGGGCAGCAGCTCAGGACATCGGAAAAAAGATGCTTGCGCGATACAGCGCCATTCCTAAAAAGGTGTCATTCAAGACAACTAAAAAAGACTCTGATATGTGGGTTGGCGATTTTGCCAAAATAACAACGCGCAACTCCGTAGACCTGACCGGACTAGAGCGACCGCTGAACATTCAGATCATGAGCGCACAGCAATCCCGTGCAGGCGTTGAGTTCAGTTACACCGGGCAGGAGTTTGTATTTGAGGCTCCTGTTGATGTGACCGATAAGCCGGTATTATTCAGCGCACCGTTCTACTACAACGTGAACTTGCGCGATGCGTATGATGCAGTTTATGGAACCCCTGTATCGGGCGACAGGATCCGTTTCTTTGTCCGGTCTGGCGTTGTCATAGGCGGCATGGCAGACAATCCGGCATCACCGTCATTACTCGCAGCCACCAGCCTAGACTTCGCATCAGATACTTATTATGCCAAAAACGCAGCACTCACATGGCAAGGTAAGGCGGCTACGGCATTACAAGATATGTGGGTCACGCCATGCAAAACTTCGATTGATGTCGGCACATGGCCGGCAGGTGTTGAGCTATTCCTGACTGTAGAGCCTGGAGCTAGAGTGCTCGGGCACGGCGGGAGTGGCGGAAACTATATGGTTAATGCGGCATTCGGGCCGCTGACAATAGATCAAGGTATCGGCGCAGATGGCGGACATGCCATCAAAACAACCTACCCGATAACCGTGACTAATATGGGCATTATATCGGCAGGCGGCGGCGGCGGTGCCATGTCGGCAGGAAGCGGGATTGCAGACGCCTACCTGTACGGCGGCGGCGGCGCAGGGTCGGAGCAAGGCGCTATTGTACCGGCCTATGTCACAGGATCAGGCTGGACACTGGTTCGTGACAATGCGCTCGGGTCGCTCACGGCAGGCGGTGTTGGTTCGATAGGCATCGCTTTTGCAGGCGCTAGGCACATATCCGGCATGGGTGGCGGTCTGGCAACGGATGGCAGTCCTTCTGTAGATGACTTCACCACGACAAGTCTGTTCTACGGGAAGTCAGGTTATGCAGTATCTGCAGGCGCGAATCTGATAACATGGCTCAATAAAGGCGACCTGCGCGGCGCGGAGACAATTTAATATGGCAACGTATTCGGTCTGGCAATCATTCATAACCGATGGCGGCGAGAAGGTAGTGCCATCGGCAGAGATCACGGTGTACCTTGAGTCGTCTGGGGCAGTGGCTACGCTGTACAGCACTGAGACAGGGACGGTACTGGCAAACCCATTCACAGCAGGGGCCGATGGATTCGCGCAGTTCTTCGCGCCGGCAGGCGTGTACAAGGTCACGGCTCGCAAGGACGCGCTAGAGAAGTCGTTTCGATTTGTGCAGCTCGGCACGGCAGCTTCACGTGATGCCGGGGAGCCGGGTGGCATCGCAACCCTAAACGCATCCGGCCAGTTAGTCGAGCCATCGCCTAGTGAGGTAGTCACAGAATCCGGCACTAGCCGGACGCTTGCACTGATTGACGCTGGCAAGTACATCAACTGTA